ACATACTCTTCAGATATGACCTTCCAGCCATCCCGCGCGAGTTCCTATTGAATGTCCTCTAATCGGATTCGCGCCATTTAAATTACCTCAATAATTAATATTCTTGCGAGGACATTGTAAATCCTCTGTATCCACGAAAAAGATAATGTAAAAAATTATCTACTTCGTCAATTAAAAAATCTTCTTTCATTGTTAAAGGGTCGAAATCTTTATAGTTAATAAAATTAAAAGTTCCTTCTGGATACCCCAATTCTTGTTCTTTTAATTTACCTACTTGTGATTCAGCCATAACTATATTTTTAATGCCTCTTAATTCTGCGGCATAAAGTAGCGAAGTAGTTTTTCCACTACATCTACTACCTATCATATGATAATCTTTATCTTTCCAAAATTCACTCATTACTTTAACCCCGTACTTCCAAATCCGCCTGCACGACCATCATTCTCAATAGCAGCGACGCTTTCAACTTGGTAAGGCGCACACTTAGGAATTTCATTCAATACTAATTGGGCAAATTTTTCGCCCTCTCCGATATGCATATCTTCGCCAAAGAGAACGGAAGTAATTTTGTATTCAGGCTTACCATCAACTAAATCAGATTCAAAGGTAATATCTTTAATCTTAGGTTCGATATTATCAATAATTACTCCAATTTCATCACGATAGCCACTATCAATTGTACCAGGAGTATTTGCAATGCGCATTTTAGTTTTATAAGCTCTACCACTCTTAGGACGAACTTGGAGTTCATAGCCCTTAGGAATCGCGCATTTTAACCCAGTTTTAACAATAATTGTCTCACCAGGATGAATTGTGATATCTTCTAATGCATAAATATCCATACCAGCATCGTTTACATTTGCATAGGTAGGCATTTTAGCATTGGGATGACACAACTCAAAAGGAACTTGGATGATTTTTTTAGCAATACCCTCTGTATCTGCAATTGCATTACAAAGCATACCAATAAGCTGTTTTACGAAATCGCGCTTTGCACGTGTTAGAGTAGTTAGCTGATTATCAATTTCATCGGTTAGTTTAGCAAAAGCTTCGATTAAGTCCTCAGAAGTGCCCCCACTGGCATTTAGTGCCTGAACAAGAATTAGTTTATCGCTAACATTGTTTAAAGATTTTTCCATATTCTCAAGCACGAGCGGCGCGAGCACAGAAAATTCTTTATCTGGCATTGCTAGTAAAGCAGCTACTCCTTCCATACCTTGAAGCTCTGGCGCGGCTTCTGTTATAGCATTAAAAGCACTTTCAAGAACATTTGGCTGTTCTGTTTCTTCTACTTGTGTATTTGGCATCTGAATTACATTATCACTCATCTTCTAATTCTCTCCTTAGATTTGGTAGTATTGCATTTAAAACTTTTAAATATCTGTCATCATTAGTTTGTAAGTATTTGTCTAAAAGTTCATTATAGTAGGTTGCAAGATCTAGTAACATCCACCCAACGTCATTTCCTTCTCCTCCACCAAAAAGTGGTAAATCATGGAATGCTTTGGGTATTAGAAAACTAGAGGCATCAAAACCATCTCTCATTGGACTGTCCTCCAGTAAAATATTTGATTGGCGGCCGTGCTGGGATTCGAACCCAGATAACCTCCGTCAGAAGGATATTACGGTTTTCATACTACTCCATGTCACCATGGCCACAATTATTTGTGTTGTAGTCTGGACTATATCTTAACCATGCCCAAATTGGGTTTAGGTTCGTGCCGTTTAGTCTCTACACATTTACAGTTTTTTACTGATTTAGCTCGGTATTGTCTTTATTTTTATTTTTTCCAGAATATGTTTCTGTTTGAGAATGACAGTTAGGACATAAGAATCTTAGATTTTCTAAACGATGGTCGTTGTGTTTTCCATTAATATGGTCTAATTGAAGAACTAGGGGATTATTATTCCATTCTCCAGTATTACCACATATAGCACATTTATATTCAAGTTTGTTTTCATTGATTAGTCGAGTTTTTAATCTTGATATGTTTTTATAATTAGAATTTTCAATCAATATATCATCTAAAGAATATTTTGTGCTACTTTTATTTGCTGCCTTGGTCTTAGAAAAATGACTAGTAGACAAGTTAAGTTCTTGACATCTTTTCTTTATCGCATCTGTGCCATGACTTCCTTTATCACTATATCCAATCTTTCTACAACATTCAGCATAGGAATAAGATTCATAAATTATTTTCTAAAATTCTTCGTCACTTAAAAGTGAAATTTTTGTTGCCATTGTATTCTCCTAAAGAGTTTTACCGAATTTGACACGATTCACACAAGCGGTTTCCCTTCTTGGTGTCCAATTTTTAATTAGAGACCGGCGTTTTACCATTAAACTACACGGCTATAAAAAGAGGAATTATTCCTCTTCTTGATTAATATTAGTTAAAAACTCTTTTGCAAAAGGTAAGGTTTCAATCCATTTACAAAACGCGCGCCATTCAGGTAATCTATGATTCTTTCTTTGAATATAAATATTTCTTAAACTTCTATAGTTTGTAGTCATGCGCGCAGTAATTTTAAAACCTGCGGGATTTGTATAAAGAACCTTTAAGTAATTTTCTGGAGTTGGATTTTCGTTGTATGCATCAACCAACTCTTGCATAATTTTAATAACTCGTGGGTCAACATATTTAATATACTGATTATCTAAATTGAATTTAGTAATTCTGTGCATTGTTGATTGGCTTGAAACAAATTCTAAGAATCTATATCTTTCGGCTTCAACCCACGCCTTATTTGTAAAAGTTAAATCAAAGTTTACCCTAATACCTGTTAAGAACTAATGATGTGCGGTATTACCGCCAAGGGTAGCCCTAACTAACTTTTCGCCCCGATTAATATCTTTCTCCTCAACTTCTCGCCTACCAGCTTTAGTTCTCATAGGATAGCCACTTGCGATAATTGATTCTTCTAAATCATAAATTTTTACATTTGAAACAATATCGGTAAATTTCATTTAAAGCACCTTTTCCTTGCAATATCGTCCTTCTTCATCAATAAAATAAATGTTTCTAATACCCAAATCTTTAATTAAACGAGAACACGCCGCGCACGGTCGACAACAGCCTGGTTCGCCATTTTTAAATTCTCTATAAACAAAAATAGACACATTATTCCAATCAACTTCTTTACCAATAAGCCGACTCAAAGCATCAACTTCTGCGTGTTGTCTGGGGATAGAGTTTTCATAATCTTCAAAGTCTCGATATATGTTATATTGATGTTGAAGAGGCCGAGTCTTATAAGAATTATAACCAGTTGAGATTATAGTCTTTCCTTCACATACTACTGCGCCAATATGCGGCCCATTAAAGTTAGAAAATTTTGAAATCTCTTTTGCTACTCGAAACATTCTCTTTTCTCGATTGGTCATAGTTCTTTTCCCTTCTCTTTTTTATCTATAAATATTATAACATATTTTTCGAAGGAAGTCAAAATTTATTTTATAGTTTTAAAATACAGGCCACAGTGACACCAGCCACTTTCTTCGCTATTTACAAAATTTTTACACATACAACGAGTGTTTTCGTTTTTTTCTAACTGGCATGGGCAATATCCATCATTTTCACGCACTGCGCGCCGAATACGTTCAACTTCTGCTTTATCTTGATTAATTGTAATTGTCATTGATGATGACATATTTAATACTCCTTCGCGTATTGATTTGAGCTTGCTAAATCTACGCCTAAAATTTCGTCAAAATGTTTTTCTTGATTTGGAATGAATCTGCCATATTTAATAGTAATTGGACTATATAATTTTAACCATTCAACTTTATCTTCTATTTCTTCTTCTGTGTAGCCAGTGTAAATAACAATTTCATCATTATTTTCTTGTCTAAAATTAAAAATTAACTCTTGTAATTCTTCCCAACTGTCAAATGGCTCAAGTCCACCACAAACCAAGGCTTTTGTTAAAGGATTATATACATACCTTTCAATTATTTTTTTTGTGTCTATTTCAAATATAGGAGCACAAGCGAGCGCGCTGTTTTGACAAACATTGCGCCCGCACTCTTTATCACATTTAAAGCTACAATGAGGAAATACAATAAACATTGAGGTTTTTTTATAATTTACTATATCACACTCATTTAAACCTTTAATTTTCATTCGCTTTCTTCCCTTCATTATATCCTTCAATATAGAAGGCGCGACAGGCATTTTTCATATTTTGATAAGCTGTTGGAAATAGACTGCCAATTATATATTCAAAAGCAACTTCTAAGTCATCTTCTTCACTTAGTTCAAGTTGCGCCTTTTGTCTTTCTAATTGTTCTACTAATTTTTTTACTCTGCTTAGCGAAACAGTATCCATATTCATTTCAGCCATTATACATTCTCCCATTCGCGCATTGCGTATTCTGCTTTTCTTTCTTTGGAATAAGTTTTTACTGGTGTGTAGAAACCTACAATTCGTGTATATTCTGTCTCAACAGGGCCGCCACATTCGGGACAAACTGTGCCATAGAAAGCATGGTTCTTCGCGCAGGCTTGAATTTTTGTGTTAAAAGCAAAATAGGTTACTCCCTGGTCAGTAATGTAATTAAGCATATCCCAAGCTTGTTCAAAAGTCTTAAATGGCGCTTCGATATTGGCATGAAGAATGCTACCACCATTACAGAATCCATCAAACATTGCAGCGATACGAATTCTTTCTTGAAGAGTGGTTTTAATGCCGAGAGGAATAAACTGATTACCATAGAGAGGTAGGTCATCTACTACGGTTTCGGGGAAGAAGAATTTGTCTTTCTTCATTAGCTTCGCGGCAGCACTTTCGCCAGGAATAGCTTCACAGTTAATCATGTAATCTTTATCAAGCTTAAAGTTATCAGCTACATTATGAATTACATCGAAAATCTTTTTGCCAAACTTTTCAGCTTCTTCGGTATAGAAGCAATTGCCAAATTCATCATATCTTACATATCCAAAAGACTTCATTGTCTCATAAATACCAATAAAGCCAATTGTATTATACAAATGCTCAAAATCAACTAAGCCAAGAGTGAAATTCTTTAACAAACCTTTCTCAACATTTCTGCGAATGATATATCTTACTGCATCAAGAGCTTTGAGGTCTAACTCAACCATATCGCGCAAAGCAACTAAATAGTCCTTCTCAGTTTTATTCTCCAAAGCAAGGCGCGCGAGATTAATTGTATTAACCTTTACAGAACCAACCTTTAAAGCAGTGCCGCCGATTGAGTTAAAATAACCAAGGTCTTCAATGTTAGATTTTAGGCGGCAACAATTGGATAGACTATTGACACTTGAATCAGCAAAGATATTTGAATCATTCCACTTCATATTGTGCTTACAAGCCCAAATTGCAAAATCTTCATCTTCAAATTTGCCATTTTGTTTTAATAGAGAAATAGTGCTTACTGGGAAAGTCATCATATTATGAGAACGAATTTTACTCATTGTTTCCATATAAAGCTTTTGGAATTCCATAATGCCTTCCATTTCATCAATCATGAAGGTTCCATCTGGGAACTCGGCGCCGCCAAATAGAGCCTCAAGATAGGGGCGGTCAAATACAGATGTATTCGTAAAGGCAGATTGAATACCGCCGCGCAGGAAAGGTTGATTTAAAGCGTAAATAAGACGTTGGATTTGTTGCTCAGCATATTTTTCGGGAGAAACTGTGTAATAACCTTTCTCACAATCTCTATTCCAAAAATAATACATATAAGGAATTAGATTTGGTAAACCAACCGCGCCAGAGCTTCGATTACAAGCCCAACTTACAAACTCTTTAACAAAATCGACAAAAGTTTCTAAGTGCTGAGGAGGTTCAGCATTAAAGTTTTCAATAAAGAATAGACCTTTTTCAGCCAAGTCTTTTAAATCATAAGCAAAGCAATAATGAACGAATGAAGTGGTATTCGCATCATGCATATATAGATGTCCATCCCATTCCGCGCGAAGCCAATCATTTGCCACTTTAAAGCCATATTTCTTATTGATTTCGTGATAGATTTTATTGAAAGCCAAAAGCTTTTGATGAGGTTTAGGCATTTCATTGATTAGAGTTACGATATCTTTTTGACCAACGTTAGCATTACCATCTACAGAAGCATCTGCCACTGTTTCTGTATCAACGAAATTATCAATGAAGTCTGTATATGATAGAAGGCCATCTGAGAAGCCATTGATTCGCGCGATTTCTTCGCCGTAGGCTTCTTGCATTTTGTTATATGCGGTAGTAAAGTTTTTGCTTAATCTAATATTAATGTTCATTTTACTGCTCCTTTACCCAATTAACTGCTTTCATATAATCCATTGGCGCGGCGTCATCAATTTGAAGCATTGGAACAGACTTAATTCCCATCGCTAGCATTACATCTACGTCAGTTATTTTAGAGTATTCAATTTTTTTCTGCTCAAGTTTCTTTTCTAAAACAGTGCAACGAGGACAACCAGTTGAATAAAGTATTATCATTATTTCTTCTCCTTGTAGCAATAAACACAATAACCATCAGCATATTTATGTTCGCATTTTTCTTGGAGCCGCGCATTCTCTTCAAGAAGTTCGCGCACCGTGTTATTTAAAGTAAATTGATTAGGATTAAACATATCTCTAATGAGTTTATTGTTAAAATCAATTTTCTCTTTAATTTCTTTAGATGTCATTAATTTTTCCTCCTTTATATTCCATTAAACATGATTCATAAAACATTTTAAATGTTTCATAACTTTCTTCTCTGACGAATTGGAATAAATCTCTTAACTCTTCAATTGTCCAATCACTGGAAGGTGCTTCTACAAGATTTTTTGAAGTTACATATCTAAACATTGTAAAAGTTCTACTGAAATCTCTAAAGCCTTCTTTCTTTGGCGCTCTGTTATTCATTGAGACATAACCATTTATCAATTTAATAACTCGTTCCCATCTTTCGTCTTTGAAAAAATTATCGTCATATTTAAGTAGGATTGGTATATGGTGAGTCCGAAAAAATAAAGCCTGACGAAAAATTTTTGGTAAGACTTCTTTTGAAAAATGGTTCTCGTTGTATGATGTCGAGGTTACATTATACCACATCTTTTTACTATTCATTGGAAATCTTTGCACAGTTTCATTAACAAGTTCATCGCTCATTAAATTATTATACTGAATATTATAAAAGATGTCCATGGCTTTAAAATCCATCCAATTAAATAAATCTTCTGGTGTTGAAACTTGAATTGGGAACTTCGCGCCGAGTAATGGCCCATGAAACCAATTTTGATTCATTTCAGAAATAATTTCTTTCACAGTCTCATATCCATTTTCTAAAGAGGCTATATTATAATCATGAAAGATGACGGCGCGCGTTGTAGGAGAAAAAGAATAAGTTTTTTTATAACCAGGCCAAATTGTTTTATTATCAAGTGAAAGTCGTATATGTTCTGCATTGGTCATTGTTTTAAATAAAGACTCTTTTGACTTGTTAATACAAAACATTTTATCATACTTGTGATAAAGATATTTATCTGGTTTCATTATCTCAATTTCCGGCGCCATCGCGCTGTAAAAGTCTTTTGTAAACGCATGACCACTATATATTACATTTGATTCAAGAATTCTTCTATCAAAATTTCCATCAAAATAGTCCTTAACCACATACATCTTTTGATATCGCTCTGGCTCCAAATAAGGAGCCAGAACTACTACTTCTCTTTTCTTTTTGTAATAAGCCGCGAGTTTCATTAGGGTGAGATTGAAAGGAACATGAATATAAGTCATAAAATCAATATCATATAGCCCAATACTCATACCACTTCAGTTCTTTCTCCACGAGTCATAATTCTCTCACCCTTAACCTCAGTAATTAATTCTACAAGATGATAAGGAGTTCTCGAATATTTCTTCGCCATGAACATATCATCGCGCCGAATACCAGTTACGATAATCTTATTACCTCTTGTGAACCAAGACTTTTCAATAACCTTTTTCTTACCAGTTGCCACATTCTTCTCAGACACCTGCTTATCATAGTGAGAATAAACATCACCATAAATCTTTACAGTTACAACACCAGTATTTGTTAATAAGGTTACTGTTTTCTTTGCCTTATCTTTATCCAAAATTGTTCCCATAATACGATAAATTTTAAAAATAGGAACTTGTTTGCCCTTAATCGTAAATACAGAATCAACTTCGGGCTGTTCGCTCAACTCATTAAAGTCTACACAATCGAAATAATATTCCTCAACATCAGCAAGTTCATGTTCATGGAAATAACAAGAAACGCTATCCATTTCCCATTTACTGATATTACCCTTACAATACTTATCCCACATATCCTTAACCAACTTTGAGTTCACTGCCTCAAGCAGTTCTTGATTGTGAGTTTTAACATAAGGACGAACAATATCCATATGTTTTTGATAAATCTTATCCCATTTAACTTGTTCAATCATTAAACCAGTTTCAACTTTATCCGTTGGGACAAGTATATCAATATCGAAGTGTTTATCAAAGAATCCAAGAGCAATATTATCTAACAGATAATATTTCTCAAACTTAAACTTCTTCAAATACTTATTAAAATTATATACACGGCGCTCAAGGTCAAATTCATCGGGAATCAAACCAAAATCAATTAGCATTTTCATATTCTGTAAAGTGATTCGATTTTTCTTATCACTGATAGATTCAATATACTTTACCATCAAACCAAACCTATCACCAAAATCATCAAATGCGCCCGCTTTAATCAGATTAACCATTTGAGGTTTATTGATTTTAACTCTCTTTAAGAAGTCCTCTACAGACTCATAAGGTCTATTCTCAATGATATTTTGAATTAGCTCTTCGCCAATTCGTGTGATACCACTCAAACCAAAACGAATCGTATTTGTTTCCGCGTCAGGAGAGAAAGTGAAAGACGACTTATTAATGTTGGGAGATACAATCTCAACGCCTTCCGATTTCATTTTACCAATCGCGCTAGCAATTTTACCATAGTTTGCTGAACGAGTTTTCTTTTTCTTTTTTACAGTAACTTCTTCTTCATCCTCTTCATCTTCTTCATCATCTTCTTCTACAAACTCTTCAACAACACTTTCTGCTTCAACAAACCATAAATCTTCTCTTTCTTCATCTTCACTAAGTTCAGAATCATCTCTTTCGGCACCGCCGCTATCAGAAATCAAACAAGCGGTGTTCCAGTAAATAACTGGATAATGGAAAGCTAGATTCATTTCTTGAAGCGCAATCAATGAATAAGCAAGAGTATGGCTCTTATTAAAACCATAACCTCTACTCGTTGCTACCAGAACATTCCACACATAATTACAAAGTCTCTTGCTCAAACCTTTTTCTTCGACTCGCGCAAAGTATTCAGTTTGAAGTTTTTCATAATCTGCAGGATTCTTCTTTGCAATAGACTTACGAAGTCTATCTGCCCAAGACAAGTCAAATCCACCACATTCTGGCATCTGAACCAACTGCATGAATCCTTCCTGGCTTTCACAAATGCCATAAGAAAGTTTTATAATCGGTTCAAGAATCTTCATTTCATCTTCTGTTAAACCATATCGCGCCATCTCGTCATACCACAAACTAATATCTGCTTTGAAACGAGCAAATTTATTTAGTGGTTGTTCAGCGCCCTTCTCCTGCGCCATTAGACGAATTACAGAGTTTAGAGTTGCCAAGTCATCAACACTTTCCGGTCTAACCAAAGCAACTCCTTGAATACCAGATTGCTTCTCCATTTGAAACAGAGAAGAAATTTGATGGTTCCAAACCATTTTCCACATCTTCTTATCTTCTCTTTCAAGGTTGTAGATACCAATTACTTTTTCGTAAGTTTCTTTTAGGCTTGTTTCTGGTTTAATATATCCATCCTGAACCAACAAGTCAAGACAAATATGCATCTTATCCAATGCTTCAACAGAAAGCAAGTCATATTTAATTAGTGATACATCTTCGCAATCGTGAAGGTCATACTGTGTAACCAAAGTTCCATCTGGCGCGCGCATTAGAGCAGTTGAGTTTGTGAAAGGTTCATCAACGAAAATCACACCGCCCGCGTGAATACCACTTCGACATACAAGTCCTTCAATCTTCTGCGCGATTGCCCAAACTTCGGGATAATTTTCTGTCATTTCATAAACGAACTGTTTATTAGGTAGAAAATCATTTTCTTCATCGCCATAGAAAGTTTGCTTCAAACTACGCTGAAGACCACGATCTGCCGCAATCATCGAACTCAAATACTGAGCAATATCTACATCAATACCTAAACCACGACAAGCTGTTTGAATTGCACTTTTTGCTTTTTCAGTGCCGAAAGTGGTTACGTTTGCTACTCGGTCATTACCATACACTTGGCGCAGATGATTCAAAACCTGACCACGACGGCCGCCCTCAATGTCTACGTCAACGTCCAGTACAGATACACGATCTGGGTTAAGGAAACGCCAAGCAAAAGTTTGAGTTGTCTCCCATTGAGGATTTATTTGAGTGATACCAAGCAAATACAACAAAATGAAACCTACACCAGAACCGCGCCCGCATCCTACGAGTGTTCCTGCGTTCCAACATTCCTCAATAATCTTTTGGAGATTTAGATAATATGCTGACCAATGAGTTTTATTTACTTCCGAAGAAATCCAAGTCATTTCAAGACATTCATTGATTGCATCATAAATCTTAAAATCATGGAGTCTTTCATCTTCCATTAGTTTTAAACAAATTGCATCAGCAAGCTCCTTATCTCCTTCATACTCTGAACTCCAAAACTTATCGAGATAGGGAATTCGTTTACACCATGTTCTTTGGTCGATTTGATAAGAACCTAAATCTCTCCAAGGAAGTTGGGGAATCTTTAAAGGCTTCATTAAACTATAATCTTCACACATATCCTTAATTGCGCGAATATTATCATAAGCCTTTTCGAGTTCTTCTTCTGTTAAATCCATATGACTTTCAAGTTCTTCTGTACTCATCATATAAGTCGTAGCATAGAAAGACTTAACTTCTCGATCACCATCTTGCGCGTTAAGAAAAGCCGCATGAACATCGGCATCTTCCTTTTTCAAGTAGTGACTATCAGTGGTGATAATATAGGGGATATCAAGCAAAATAGACAAACCAATTAACTGTCTATTTACATAAGTCTGCTCATGACTTTCAGAAGGTTGAAGTTCAAAGAAGAAATTACCCTCTCCGAAGAGATTCTTCATTTGATTACACCAAGAAATAATTTTTTCCTTTAAATTTAAAGCAGCTTCGATCTTTCCGGTACCTCTTGAAAGGACTTGAAATTTCATTAACTGAGTCGCAAGCGCGCCACCAAGACAAGCCGTGGAACCAATAACGTGTCCAGGATTCGCTCCAATAATATCAATCAGGTCTTGATAGTATGTAGGAACTCGACGCATACCGCGCGCCATGTAAGAACGATTCCACGCACGAGTTGAGATTTCTCGAATTTGCTGGTGCCCGGTGGCGTCTTTTGCATACAAGCAAAAATGATAATATTTGTCAAAGTCTCTATTAAAATTATCAGCATTCAAACCATTTCGGACGAGATAAATTTCATTGCCTCTAATCATCTTAAAATTAGGATATTTTTCTTTTACCTTTTTGTATATTTTTTCTGCTTTTATGTGACAACTTAAACTATCGTGGTCAGTAATTCCGACTACTTCATGTCCAAGTTTCGCGGCGTGCCATAGTAAATCTTCGACCTTAATTATGCAATCCCGAAGTCTCAAATTTGAAAAATCAGTGTGGTTGTGAAGACTTCCTGGATAGCCACTTTTATTATTCGTATTTCCATAAGAATCCATATGCTTTACCTTCCTTTCTCGCTGCCGCGCAAATATTGCTTTTGTCATTTTTCCCTAGAGCCTTTGCAGCGTCAGCCCCAGAATTATAAACAGAAATTAGATTCCAATTTAAATCATATTGCCCTATTTGTTTTTTTGGTTTTCCACCATTTTTTTTATTTGCCACTCTTTCAACCCATATTTTAATATCCTAAGGGTCGTCTGCATATTTAAATAAATAACCATAAGCAGTAATAATGTTTTCTTCCTATCTACAAATAGCACTAATAAAAGATTCGTTTCCAAAAGTTCTGCCGCATTCCGAAGCAGATTCCCAAAGTTTTATAAAATTACCTTGTAAGTCATATTGCTCAACTGGACGAGAACATCTTATTTTGGTTTGTTCATTTTTTCGTTTATTATTTTCATTAGTCTTATTATTTATTTTATAACTTTTATAAATAGTCCCTCTGTTATATCCAGTAATTTCAGATATTTCTTTGGTAGTTTTCCCTTCGTTAAATAATTTAATAATTAATTCATCATCTCTGGTTTGATGTCCGTCACCACCCAAAGTTGAATTATACCCATTATAGTAAGAATCGTAGTATTTAATCCAAAATCTTTCTCTCTCATTTAAAGTAGCGGCATCTGTTATGTTGTCTTCAATTATTTCATAGTTAAAATCTTCTGCGCCATACTTACGAATTGCATTATGAAAGTGATAATTATATTGTGAACCATAAGCATGAGAGTTATGTTGATTAATTCTTTCTTGTAAAGTTTGAGAACTTTGACCAATATAAACTTTACCAGTTGTTTTGCTTATTGCTTTATAAATGAACATCTTTGCACCTCTTTTACCATTTCATTCTAATTACAAGTAAAATAAAATGATAAAATCTCCATAAATCTCATCCACTTTATATAAATATTATATCATAAATTTTTAGAAATATCAAGTTTAGAAAGCAAGTCTAGCATCTTCAACTTCAAGGTCTTCTATTAAAATTTGGGGAGTCGTTCTTCCTTGCCAATTATTAACGGCTGTCTTTCCAACAACATCAATCTTCATTTCATCATATTGCTGAAGCTGTTCAATTAGCGCCTTACCAAAGAATTTGATATATGTAATACCATTCTTCTCAAAACGAATCGTATCTTTATTCTTACCAATTACTTTAATATCTTCCTTATTTACAAAGATATCTTTTACAACAATTAGAGGAGTATCATTCTGCTGACTCCAAACTTTATTGTACTTATCAAGGTCAAAAGTAATATCAGCAATATCTCCATCCACAGCGCGCCGCACAAATTGAACTTCATAAACATTTTCCCCAAAGTTTACATTAGCCAACTTCTCATTTGCATAATTATGGAAGTCGCTTAACTTGGAGTTTGAAATGCTAATACCAAAGGCATTATCATGGCCTATAGTATATTCAAACATTCCACTTTCGCCAAGAAAATCCTTAAAGGACGTAATTTCGCTTTTGTTTAGTCCGCGCGCACTACCACGAATAAAACCTTCATTATTTAGTCGAGCAAGAATTGTAGGACGCTTATGCTTTTGAGAAAGCTGCATACATACCAAACCATTTAACTCACTTGGGAACACGTCATCATCATCAAGTCGGATAAACAAAACCTTATTATCAAGTAGTCCATGCTTATGAATCTTAATCTCCAAAGCTTCGGCCACATCTTTCTTTTGGTCATCCTGATGCTTTTTAGCATTGGTACATTCGCGCGTAGATTCAATCGCAACCTTTTCCATTGTGCCTTTTGCGCCACGCTTGTTACAAGGAACAAGGCGTTCACCATCAATAAAGGCCAAGAATAAACGCTCCTTTTCTGCCATCGTACCAACACGAATCATTGCGTTGATTAGAGGGACAATATAAAAGGCAACTGAAATAGGAGTTAATTTTTCCATAATTTCTCTATCAGAAGGCGCGACTTGACCAGTAATTGAATAAGCCTGCTTGCGCATTAAAGTCTGGAAGAAAAAATTCTTTACATTGGAAAAGCCTTCTCGCCAGAGATATTGGTTTTCTGGCTCAAGACCACTCATCATATCGCCGCATACTCCAAGTGCGGCAAGGTCAATAAACTCATTGGCATAATTCACACCAGCCACATTATCAAGAACAACACAAAACTGATAAGCCATGCCTGCGCCAGATAGATTCTTGTTGATGTAATTAGGAGAAGTTTGATTATTAACCAAAGTCATTAAAGGAGTAGTGCTTTCATCTTCCAAAATATGATGGTCGATTACAATAGTTTGAATATTTAGTTTATCAATATAGTGACTATCATTAGAGCCAGCATCGGGAATAATTAAAAGAGAATAGTCCTTTCCTTCAAGATTTTCCATCATATCCTCAAGACCGTGCTGCTTTCCCTCGTGAAGATAATAATCAATTTCCAAATCGGGATTTAGACAATTTAGATACTGATAGATAATCGCGGAAGATGTATAGCCATCCACATCACAGTCTACAATTAGTGCAATACGGCCATTTGCTTTTACGACATCATACGCAATGCGCGCCGCCTTCTGAATATTGTCAAGCGCCGTAGCATCTTGAAGCTGGACGGGAGAAGGATATAGGAATTCATCTACTTCTTTTACCCCACGAGCATATAATACCTCGGCACCATAGTTCGACTTAATTTCTTTGTTAGTTAGAATATACTTCATCTTACAAAAACCCTTCTTTCTAATAGTTTTCTAAAAGTTTCTTCTCCTCTATCAGTAGGAGAATCTTTTAAATTTAAAAGTCCATCTCTGTCATAGATGAAACTTATTTTACAATAATTCTTATATTTCTCTGCCATCTTATACAACTTATTAAAATATTTATCTTCACCAGTTTTTTCTTCTTGGTCAAAACAAATCACAATTTCTCTTGGATGGCAGTGTTTAATTAACAAGTTCAAATGATATTTGTTAAAGTTAGAACCGCACACCGCGCAAGAGCAGTTTGGAATACTAAACTTATCCATCTGCAAACAAAATTTCTCTGCCTCTCCAACATAACAAATACCATATCGCTTAATATTTTCTTTTGTTTCATTTAACCCATAAAGATTCATACTAAGTGAATGAGCATACCAATTACCTTCAATTTGAACTGGCATATACTTACCCACATTCTCTACTTCCCACTCATTCAGCGCGCGTCCTCGAATTCCTACCAAATTTCCTTTTACATCATAATGAGGAATAATTATCTTATTCTGACTAATTGAATAACGAATATTATACTTATCCATTGTAGATTTCGTAATTCCATCATTCAACCATTCAACAGGATAATGTTTAATAAAAATATCCAATAAACCAGTAGGAATTGTTTCAAGTTCCTTTTTAAGTCTTTGACTTCTATATCTGTCCTTTAAGGAAACATATGGAGTCGGCGCGAAGCCTTCAACCAAATTTCTTGTACTACAACCAAGAATTACATTGTAAATATCTTCATGCCAATCATACTCAATATTACGAGTTTCATAATAAGTTCTTAAAAACTTAAAAATCGACATTGCGCCTTCTTCAGTATAACACATAAAAATTTTATTATTGGTGTAGTAATACAATTTCATCGAGGCTTCGGCGCTGTCTACGTTATGACAAATCGTGGGAAAGATAACCTGTCCAGGTCTTTCAATATATCTATCTGCTCCAAGTTTTTGCATTAATTCAATAACAGATTTTGTTTCCAGACCATCAATTATCTCTTTATAATCCATGATTAAACCTTTCTAACAACTGTTTAATTCGTTGAACTTCTTCTTCTTCAAAACTAATTGTATAACTAAACTCCAAACAGAAGTCATCAATCGGCTCAAGTCGAGAATCAGTTATGAACAAGTCTTCTTTCTTTAAAGTTCCCAAGTCAACAGATGACCAAATTCTTACTTGCGTCCACTTGCCACTACGCACTTTGAATACATCAGTTACAACATTAGGAACAACACCACATCTTTCTGTTAAACTTTTTAAAGTTTCTAATTCTTCTTTAGTTGGCCTTGCCATAATCAGACCGTAATCTGCTTTGTTAATAGTTGAACGGCCACCTGCGAGACTTGCTTCGTTTCGAATATTTTTATTATCATCTGCACTAGCATTAACCTGTGTAGAAGTCATAACAAAAATATCTAATTCAACTGCCAAATCTTTCAGCGCCGTCGCAAACATTAACAGCAATTCATCATTTCTTAAATTAAAACCTCTAAATTCATTAAGTAGTGCTGGACCAATAAAGATATAGTCATAAAACACATACTGAATATCTCTCACAAGACAATTTTCTCGAATTAACAACTTTACTAATTCAATAGTTGGATTTGGCATACGAATAATCAGAAAATTTTCTTCATATTCTTCCATTACCTTTACTGCTTGTTCCAACACTCTCAATTCTCTATCTGAAAATTCACCATATCTAAATTTACTTTCATTGATATCAGTTAGATATGCCAAAATCATTTTTCTAATTTCATCAAAATCTTGCTCGGTCGCAATAAACAAAATCTTTTCGCAATTTCCCTCTTGTTCCCACTTACAAGTATTCGAATTATATCGAACTGGATAAGCTAAGAAACAAGCATCTCCAACTGCCTGTCTTGTTTTACCCGTACCGCTCGCCGCAGAGCGAATACACAAAGTACCCTTTCGCGCACCGCTAAGTATTTCATTAATAATCAAACCTTGGATGGGTGCACCGACATCTTCCTTATTCTTAAAAGTCTGAATTAAATCCCTAATACCACTTACTGCTGTTTCAACCTCGGTTGCATCATTTCTTAAATACTTACTTTCAATACCCAGTAATCTCTTCTTTACTGAATCGGTAATTTCCTGCGTGGTAAGCAACTCAAACTTTTCATTTACTTCAAGCGCGTGAGGCTTAGTCAAATCTTTCTCATAAAATTCACTGATATCAATACCAATCTTCTCATAATCTCTCAGCAAATTTAACTTCTTTAACTTTCGATAATAAAAGTCAAAGTTATCTTCATCAGCATATTCTTCCAAGTCTTGAAGATATTCAATACCATGGTTATCATCAAAGCATTTTTTAGCAGCAATGTTTACCTGTAAAAAATTTTCAATATCACTAATTTGAATCTTCTTCAAACCTTGATTATACAATTCTGCAATAGCATTATATAAATACTTTTCAAAACGAGAAGTAAAATCATTAACTGAAAGGTTGTATCTATCCGATTGGCTTAAATACTGCGGCCGCTTGATAAGAGACCCCAAAACCTGTTGAATCGTATATTTATCAACAATCATTCTTCTTCCATCCCTTCAATGTCTTCAAAACTAACCGTTTTAACACCACGTTTCTTCTTTTTATTAGAACGAGCAATTTCTTTAACTTGAACTTCTTTCATTTGCGTGATTTGCTCTTCAATTCGTTTTACAATACCAATATCTTCTCGTTCTCTTTGTCTCCAATATTCTGTCCCGTCATAATATATATAAGGAAGTATGCCTATGGCGCCGTTTGCTTTTGACCAATCATTTTTCCTAATTAAATAAAACCATCTTAAAGCATAGTACATTCCTTTATAAGTCCAATCTTTGTGCTGTGCTTTATAACTTGTCATCATTTGTGTAATTCGCGCGAAATCACACTTCCCTTTTAAGTCTCGTTGTATGAGGTCGAAAATATTATCTCTCCAAGTTTGGAACTCATTTTCTTTGTTCTCTTGTGTAGTTGGCTTAACTGCGCCAGGTTGAATTTTCTCCTCATAACAATCTCTATGATAATATTGCCCCTTTGAGGGCATAATCCATTTATCTTGCTCTATTTTTTCGGTGTCAAATTGTTTCCCACACCATCTACACTTTACAACATGAGCCATATTTCCACCTCAATTCTTTTCCTAAAATTATTATACCATAATTTTTTTAAAAAGTCAAATTAAAAAGAGGTAGATTTCTCTACCTCTAATCTAAGACTGAATGTTAAATTAAAGCATGTCGCGCATATCAAGAACAACAAGATTAAACAAATCAACCTGGTCTTCTGTAATCTCAGAAAGTCTCATTGTTCTACCAAATACCATTTCAATTTTCTTGCTAATGGCTTTAGCAATATCCTGTTTTTCTTCATCTGTCTGCCCCTTGGCAAGCAACTGCTTCCAAAGGCTTTCTGCTTCAGCTCTAATCTCATTGAAATTAAGAACCTCAACCTCTCTTGTGACAGCGTGTTCAATAACTTTGGCTCCATCAATCTGTTCGGCTTTATCAATAGCTTCGCCAATAGCATTTACAAGATTCTGATAACTGAACGGAATCTTAGGCGCAAGATGCTTAAAGCGAGAACCAGCAAATAGAGTAGGCGTTTCACGAGTATATAGCCAACGATGCTGTTCACCATTTACCCACTCATTGCCAATATAGCCAATAATATCGACGATACCATTACATACTTCATAGGCGCGTTTGGGTAGTTCGGGAGAAATAATCTCAATATCACTACCATCAGCACCCTTTTCAATGCGAGTCGCGCTGTGTGCGATTAGAACAACACCATACCCAAGCTGGGTAATCTTACGAAGTGTAGATTCAAACTCTTTCTTGGCCGCAGAATAACCGCCACCCCAAGGAATGTCAGCGATTTTCTGAACACCGTTCTGCGCGCAAACAAACTGCTCACATAAATCCCAAGCAATTGAAACAGTGTCAATTACGATTGTTTCATAAATTTCTTTAACTTCTGGCTTAGCCAACTGACGAAGTACCTGCTTAAAATCAGACCACTTATCAACGTCTACTGGCTTTACACCGCCAATCGCATTATAACCTTTCTCAAAGGCACATAGAAGTGCTCTAGGGAACTGAACAGCAGCAGTGGTTTTACCAGACTTAGGCTTACCATAAAGTAAGACATACTTCCCGCGAAGATCGCGGGAAATAGTCGTAGGTTGAATAGCCAATAAATCAATAGCCATAGTTTACAACCTCCTCAATTAAAATCCGAGGTCAAAACTACCCTTCGAAGTCTCATTAGCAGGAGCAGGAGCCTTACGAGCCTTTGCACGTTCAATATCCTTAGTCTTCTGAGCTTCCAGACGAGCGATGCGGTCAGATAGAGCTTTCTGAATGTCATCCTTATCAAAAGCAAAGTCACCTTCGAGAGGATCCTTAGAACCACCAGTAATTAGTAGTTCACTTACAGACAAAGTACGAGTGCGCTCTTGAGGCTCACCAAAGTCAACTTCTTCAAGATAAGTTTCAGTGCGAGAAGAGAAGTTTAGACGACCGATAAACTTAACAGTGTCTTTTTCTTCCCAGTTGTTTTCAACAACATCGGCAACCTTTTCATTGGCTGCGATAAACTCAACAACCTGAACCTTATCACCGTATAGGGGCATGATACCTTTTACAGAATAAACACGAGGTTCAACTTCATTACCCTCAGCATCGGTCTTATAACCCTTTGCGCCAACTACCATTTCAGCGCTGAAAGAAGCTTCGGGCTTCATATCCTTACGAGCAATCTTCTGAACGAAGGAAGCCTGGATACGGGGGAAAGACACAAGCTGCTTATTCTGATTGTAATACTCATTCATTGTAATCTGCGCACCTGTAATACGAACACAATCTGCGCCTGCTTCACCATTTTCGGATGCAGCAATAGAAATATATTCCCTCTTAATGCGGTCAATAGATTCATATGCGGGATTGGGTGTACCATCATTCTTCAGCTTAGAAGCAAACATATGAACCGGAATTTCATTGTCGGTAGGAATTCCGTTTACACTCTGATTTACGAGAACCTTAATCAGACCACGGATACATTCGACTGTCTTGCCATCCTTCTGGAAAGAACCATACTCAAGATTAGTTTCACTTAGGATACCTTCAATACGAACTTTATTTTCTGCAACTCTCATTTTATTATACCTCTTTTTTAAAATTTTAGTTCTTTCTAAGGGAGAAATAGGGCATTAGGAATGAACTAATGCCCTACTACTTGTGAGTTTAATTACTCAGCGGGAGTATACTCCATACCTTCGTCAGTTAGAACTACGTAGCAAATCTTATTGCCCTCGGAATCCTCTTCATACTCACGAACGGCTAGGCCCTTATTGCAAAGGCTGGTTACGCGGCCAGTTACGGAAGCGATCTTCTCTAGACCTAGACCTGCCTGAATGTCCTTAGTGGATACACGACCACCCTTTTCCTTTACAAAGTTAAATGCCTCTAGAGTCTTTTCGGTTAGTTTAATAGTGTCTGCCATGATTTTCAATCTCCTTTTTAATTAAAATATTTTTTATTTGCCATTCAAGGATGGCCGAAGTTGAGGCTTTCTTCTCTCAACTTTCTATATATATTATAGCCTAATTTTGAAATTTTTTCAAATTTTAATTGGCTAGAATTTTTAAACTGTTTGGAGAGAGATAACTCTATCCTTTTCTTTCAGTTTAATTGTTTTGTTGCCTTGCGCGCCACGTCCTAAAAGAGAAATATCGACAAGAGAAATTCTCAACTGCGCGGTGGAAGATACAACTACCACATCATTATTTGACTCAATAGGTAGGAAGTCTACCATGAAGTCCTTGTCAACAATCTTTTGAACCTTTTTGCCTTTGGTATTCTTGCCAGTAATTGAGAACTCAGAATAGTCAGTTCGCTTAGATAAGCCGCTGGACGAAATAGACAGGATTTCTTTTGTTGCTTCTGGCAATGCTTTCGCGCTGACAACATAGTCGCCATCGTTTAGCTTGATGCCCTTAACTCCTTTTGCTATAC